TCAGTAGAGGTGTAGATTTAATTATAGACGCATGTGCTGATATCAAGATGGATGTAGGTGAAATACAGGATTGGTTTACTTCAGAAACACGGATACGAAAGAAGAAACTAACTCAGTTACTTACATTTAGACCTAATCCGTATCATAGTGCAGATGTATTCTTTAGGAATATATATACAGATTTAATACTAGAAGGTGATGCGTTTATATACTATGATGGTGTATTTATGTACAATCTTCCAGCTTTGAAGACTGAAATTATTACGGACAAAAAAACATACATAAAAGGATTTAGATATGGAAATACTACATTTAAACCAAATGAAGTAATACATATCAAAGATAATTCCGGAGATTCGATCTACGAAGGAAAATCTAGATTAGACTCCGCTAAATCAAATATTAACCTATTAATGAGCATGAATGATTTTCAAAAGAACTTTTTTGACAACTCAGCAATACCGGGTATTATTCTTAAAACCCCTAATCCTCTTTCGCAGAGAGTTAAGGATAGAATAGTTCACCAATGGATGTCAAAATATAACCCACGTAGGGGTGGAAAGAGACCTATGGTATTAGATGGAGATTTCTCAGTGGAATCCTTATCTAAGTATAACTTTAAAGAACTTGATTTCTCGGAAAGTATTAAAATACAAGAGCAAGCAATACTTAAAGCTTTAGGAGTACCTCCACTATTACTAGATTCTGGGAACAACGCAAATATAAACCCAAACTTAAGAATGTTTTATATAAACACAGTTATGCCCTTAGTTAATAAGACCATACAAAGTTTAGAATATTTCTTTGGTTATGATATAAAACCTATATCGCAAAATGTATTAGCACTGAGACCGGAACTTAGAGATTCTGCAAATTACTATAGTACTTTAGTTAACGCTGGTATTATATCAAGAAATGAAGCTAGGGCGGAATTACGCTACGAAGATTCAGATTCTGAATTTGCAGATGACTTAATCTTACCCGCAAACATAGCTGGATCAGCTTTAGATGCAGGAGAAGGTGGAGCACCTAAAAAAGAGGATTCCGATAATGGAAATGAATAAAAATATGCAGCTAACTTCTATTTTTAGAGTTAAGTCTGTTAGTGATGATAAAGAAACTATCACGATCGAAGGTTACGCAAATACTACAAACAAAGATAGGGTAGGTGATGTAATACTTGAAGAAGCATGGACTAAGGGTGGGATGGATAATTATCTACTAAATCCTATTGTTCTTGCTTTTCATAATCACGAAAAACCTATTGGAGAGGTAACAGATTATAGCGTAAATAATAAAGGTTTACGAGTTATAGCCGAAATCAGCAAGTCTGCTGGTGACGTTTATAACCTAGTAAAAGAAGGAGTACTAAAAGCTTTTTCAGTAGGGTTTAGAGTCAAAGATGCCGACTATGACACTGACACCGATATCTTTGTAATAAAAGATCTCGAACTATATGAACTATCAGTAGTTAGTATTCCAGCAAATGCCGAATCTATATTTTCTGTGAAAAAATCTTTTAAAGATGAAGAAGAATATAATGAGTTTAAAAACTTATTCAACAATGATAATATACAGTTACCAGATACAGATCTGGATACTACTGTAAACAAAGGAGAAATAACTGTGAGTAAAGACACAATTAATTTAACACCTGAAGAGGTTAAAAAATTAGAAACAAAGGCTATTGAAAAAGCATTTGCTGAAAAAGAAGCTGCAGACAAGAAGAAAGCAGAAATTGCTACTCTTGCTGCTGAAGCTGGTACGTCCGGCGCAGAACGTTTAGTTAAAGAGCTTGAAGCACGACTTGAAGCTAAAGATCAAACTATAGCGGAATCATTAAAAGCATTAGAAACTGATTTGAAAGAAAAGCAAGATGAAATTATTGCTTTAACTACATCTAAAATGCGTTTTGATGATAATCGTTCTAATAAGCAAGTTGCACAGGACGAAATTGATAAGTTCGTTTTAACATCTAAAATTATGGGCAAGAGTATTGTGGAATTAGATTCATATAAAGCATACATCGAAAAAATTGGTGATCACTTAGGTGGCATGGATTCCGGTGGAGCTGGTGATGGTAGTGATTGGGAGACTTTATTCTCTACTAACTTATATCAAGATATGCAAGATAAACTAATCTTAGAGCCAATGTTCTCAAACAGAGTTAAAATGACTTCTAGAACTTTAGTTTTCCCATATAACCCAGAAGCAGGACACGCATCATGGGTAGCAGATACAGCATATAAATCTACTAATGGAGATTCATCTGGTGTTGCTAGAACTCATACTCCAGCAGATAATCTATTAAAAGCTGAGAAATTAGCTTCTAAAGAGTATTTAGGATATGAAGAAGAAGAAGATTCAATTATCGCAATTGCACCAATTGTACGTAACGCTATCGTTCGTAGAATGGCTCGCACAACAGATACTGAATTACTTCGTGGTAACGCAGGTGTTGAAACTATTGCAGGTCAAACTGGTCTTGCATTAATTAGTGGTGTTGCAACACTTGCAACAGATAATGGTAGTAGCTTCACACAAGATGGTACATTTGGTAGTAATAACCCAATTACTGTTGCGGATTTACAATCTACACGTAGACAAATGGGTCCTTATGGTTTAAATCCTAGTGACGTAGTTTACATTGTAAGTGAAGGTGCATATTATGACTTATTAGAAGATCCGGATTTCCGTACTTCTGATTTAGTTGGTGATAAGGCTACTATCTTACGTGGACAAATTGGTTCAGTTAATGGTTCGCCAGTAGTTGTATCTGATTCGTTTGCTGTACCAGCAGTTGGAACAGTAGCTGCAGTTGCATTAAATTCAGCTAACTTCTTATTTGGTGAGTTACGTGGTATGATGGTTGAACGTGACCGTGATATTGCAAACCAAAAGAATCTTTTAGTTGCTACACGTAGATTTGCTTTCAGTGAATTAATTCCAGGAGCTAAAAGCTCTTCAGCATTAATTTACCCAGCATCATAAGCTACATAATAAGATAACAGTGAACCTTCTTAGGTTTACTTTTGAGCTGCTTAATTTGGCTTAGGTAGGGGGTGCTTTGCACCCCCACCCTTTTTAAGGATAACAATGGCAATTTTAACATTACAAGAGTATAAAGCAATAAAAAATATTACAAGTACAGATAGAGATGCTGGTATTACGCAAGTGATAAAAGCAACAAACTCATTTATATCTAGTTACTGTAATAGGTCTTTTACTGATTATTATACAACTGATAAAACGGAATACTTTGATGGTACAAATATTGAAATATACCCATCTGTATACCCAATCGTATCAGTAACTACATTAAAGACTTCTTCGGATAACGGAGAAACATATGCTACTACATTGGACGAGTATACTCACTATGTAATAGATACAGCGAATTCTCGAATAGTTTCTACTATTGATTGTTTTGTTGACGCAGTAGTGCCAACAAACAGCGTAGAGTTAGTTTATAAGGGAGGGTATGAGAAAATACCTGAAGATTTAAAACTATCATCAGCGCATCTAGTAGAGTATTTTTTAGATGAACAATATACAGCTAAGAAAGCTTTTTCGGGCGTTACAGTTGAAAATATAATTATGGCAGATAACACAGCTAGATTACCTGCACATATAAGAAGAGTACTAGATCACTATAGGTCTGTTGATTTATAATTATGATAAAATTTAAAAGTTTTAAAAGTTTCAAAGTATTAGGTAACTCAAGTTCTGATTCCGTGCATTTATCAATAAAACAATTTGAAACTGCATCTAAGAAAAGATCCGCAGTTACAGCAAAATCAATAGGTAGAATCTTAGAAGATTTACCTTTGCAATACATGAATTTATTAGCACAAGAAAAAGATTACTTAATAAGTATAATAAATTTAGAAATAGTTAAAGCTAATAAAGATGAAAGTGTAGATGGCAGTAGTATAGAAAACTTAGCTTATCTACAAGATATTAGAAATATATTTAGTGATGATATGTTAGATAAGGGTGATATATCATTAGCATTATTAAAAATGAATATACTTGAAACTAACTTAAGACACTTAGGAAATATAAGTAAAAGACAAGCTGTACTTATAAGTAAAGCTAAAGTAGTACTAAGTAAAATTAAAAATCTTAACAGTTCTGGAGCTACCATAAAAGAAATACCAGAGCTTATATCATTATCAGAAAATGATATGTCATTATCAGTTAAACTACTGAAAGAAACAAATGTTAGTTTAAGTAATGGTAGAGGCAAAATTTCCATAGAAGTAAAGCCAACTGCAATAAATGCTTATAAAGGTAAATTGTCTAAGTTAGTTGTATCTATGGTAGAAAAAGAACTGAAGACTACTTACAAAGTGGAAGAGTTAGCACAACAACTAGGAATACAAAATGTTGGCTTTTCGCCAAACTTTGTAAAAGATGTACAGAATATGTTAACTACCGCGATACTAGGTAAGAAAGGTAGAAATCAGAATAGAAAGAATGTAAGTAAAACTGAAATCAAAAAGGCAAGGTCTACGAAAGTAAGAGCTGCTAGAGATAAGCTTAAAAATAAAAAGTTACCAAAGTTACCAACATTCAAACAGTTAGGAGCTGGTGCGGATTTACCATTATTTAGTATAATGGCATTAATAAATGAATCACTATCTCAACAAATTAAAGATAATATGGGAGAGCCACATGATCCTCCGGTATTACTAAGAAATCAAACAGGTAGATTTGCTGAGTCAGCAAAGATGCTTACATTGACAAGAAATAAAGCAGGAGTATTAGCTGGTACTTATACGTATCAGAAAAATCCTTATGAAGTATTTGCACCCGGTCATAGATTAGGTACACTCAAAAGAAACCCTAGTTTATATATTGAGGGTTCTATTAGAGAATTAGCATTAGCTATCATGAAGAGAAAGTTTCCTGGCATAGCATTGGGGTTAGTATAAATGTCATATAGAACAAAAATAGTAACTGCATTAGTAAACACAATTTCTGAAGAAGTGAATGGAGCAGGGCTCTATAATTCAGACTTAAGACGTAGAGTTTACAACAAATTAAAATTTTGGGACGAGGTAGATGACTACCCTACTGTATTTTTAACAGCAGGACAAGAAACAAGAGACTACCTCCCATCAGCATTTAAATGGGCAAACCTTTTAGTAAACATAAGAATATATGTTAAAAGCGAAAACCCAGAGGAAGAATTAGAAGGGATTCTAGAAGATATAGAAAGAATCATAGATGGGTTCGGCACCCTAGAGTATGATACAAATAAAATGATAGAAGATATGCAAATATTAACTATAAACACAGATGAAGGGTTATTAGCACCTATCGGCGTAGGCGAGATGACTATTAAAATATTGTATGATTTAGAGAGTAATTAGATAAAAATCTAATAAATCTAAACTACAAATATTAAGGAGAATAAACTAATGGCTAGAAGTTTAGCAAGAGATACGAAACTGTATGCATCTACATTAACTAGAACTGCTTTAGAAGCAGGAAGTGCATCTACAGCAGATACATTCGAAGTAAAGGTATTAGACGGGTACAGTTTCTCACAAGACTTAACTAATCAAGAGATTAGTATTAACGAAGCTGGTACATCACCAGTACGTGGATCAAGAACATTTAATACTGCTCTTAATCCTGTAGATGTATCATTCAGTACATATATCAGATCATTTATAACATCAACATATGGAGATTCAGGTGAAAAAATTCTATGGTCTAGTGCTTTAGGTACTGCAACAGGTTTCACTAATAGTAACGATGCAGGTGCAGGTACACCACCATTTACTTATA